GGACGTCCGGCCGGAGTCCGGCGCTCAGGGCGTCCGGCCGGAATCCGGCGCATTCCCGGTCCCGTTCCCGGAGTGTTTACTGCGACAGCAGTAGTAGCCGGGTGGGGGGTGTCGGGGGGAGGGGCTGCTGCTGCCGCTGCTGCAGTTCCTCGTTTGAGTTGGAGCGCTGCTGCTGCTACTGCCGTGTTTGAGTTCATTTCGAGTTCGACGAGGTGCTGGTGATGGCGGTTCGTGATCGGCCGATGACTGAGCTCGAGGCTAGCGTGTTGGCCCACGAGTACCGGCTGCAGTTCCGCAACGCCGAGGCGTTTGAGGCGGCCTGGGAGGCCGTTTTCGGCCTGAAAACCTCGATTTCTTTGGCCCTTGCGCGCCGAATTTTGGGCGAAGAATTGCTCAAATTTCGGGCGCGTTTGGCGGGCCTGGAGGCGGCCGATTTCAAGCCGCCCACACGGGCCGCCGACGATCGCCCGGCGCACCGTTTTCGCTGCCCGGGGTGCCAGCGCGACATGGGCGAATGGCAGCGCGACGGGCACGCGGCCGAATGTCCGCACGTCGGCTGTTACGAGCTCGAGGTGCGCGCCCGCATCGGGATCGCCAGCCGCAATGCCGAGCTCGCGCGGCGTAAGGCCGCCCGGGTGGAGTCCGAGGCGTGAGCGACCACAGCTCGATCGAGTGGACCGATGCGACCTGGTCGCCGACACTCGGCTGCCTGAAGGTCTCCGCCGGCTGCGAGCACTGCTACGCGATTCGCAATGCCTACCGCCAGGAGCACTTCTTCAAACGACCCGACTATCAGGGCCTGACGCGCAAGCTGCCGGACGGCTCGCTGAACTGGACCGGCACAGTGCGCATGCTGCCCGAACGACTGCGCCTGCCGCTCTCGTGGACCAAGCCGCGGCGCATCTTCGTCGACTCGATGAGCGACCTGTTCCACGATCAAGTGCCAGACGACTTCATCGACCAGGTCTTCGCCACGATGGCGTGGTCAGCGCGCCACACCTACCAGATCCTGACAAAGCGTCCGGAGCGCATGCTGCGCTACCTGACCACGCCCGATCGACTGACGCTCATCGAGAACGCCCGATGCGACACGTGCGTCAGGTCGGGCGGGCTGTGCGGGTATCCGGGCGATGATTGCGGGCTGCTAGCGGATACCGTCCTCGCACTGCCGAACGTGTGGCTGGGTGTGTCCGTCGAGGACCAGCGCGCGGCTGACGAGCGCATCCCGCTGCTGCTCCAGACGCCCGCCGCGGTGCGTTTCCTGAGCTGCGAGCCACTGCTCGGGCCGGTCGATTTGGCTCACATCAAAGATCCGCACTGGCCGGACGCGCTGAACGTGAATGCCTTCCGCGGCATCGACTGGGTGATCGCGGGCGGTGAGAGCGGCCCGGATTTCCGACCGATGGATCTCGATTGGGCGCGCTCACTGCGCGATCAGTGCCAGGCCGCAGAAGTCGCGTTCCACTTCAAGCAGCACGGCGGACGAACGCATGGCGCGGGCGGGCGCTTGCTCGACGGACGCACCTGGGATGAGTACCCCGGACCGCGGACGGAGCTGGCCCATGCCTGAGCCGCCCGAAGAGCAGGCCGAACGTGCCAGCATGGTGCGCGTCCTGGACATCCTGCTCGCCGTGGTTGCGGTCGAGCTCAACGCGCAGGAGCGTAAAGAGCGGGAACGCGAGCAGCGGGAACGATGGATCAAGCATCCGCACGTGAGTGGCAGAAAAGCGTCATGACTTCAAGCCCTGACCGGCCCCTGGAAGCGAAGATTCGCGAACAGCTCGGCGAGGTGTGAGTGCCACGCGGTGTCGCCCACTCGCCCGAGCTGCGCGCCCAGGCCGTCGCTGCCGTGCTGGCCGGGGCGGCGCTGGCCGACGTCGCACGACGTTTCGGCATCAGCAAAGGCACCCTGGGAAACTGGCTCGCAGCGAAGGAAGTTGGAACGGTTGGAACCGACCTGCGCGCGCGCGCGAGAGAACCCAGCACGCTCGAGGAGCTGCTCTTTGACCTCGTCGCCGAGCACGCGCTCACGCTTCGAGCTCAACTTCAGGCCGCAGCTCGCGCGGAGTGGCTTGAAAAACAGTCCGCTGCCGAGCTTGCCGGACTCCTGGTCGCTGAGCGGGATACGCTCATTCGACTTCTCGCAGGTTTCCGACCTGCCAGCAGCCCCGCCGAGCTTCCCGACGCTGCCGCCGCTGCATCAGGCGCAGCTGCGGATGGTGACTGAGGCGCGCCGCTTCAACGTCGCCGCGTGCGGCCGCCAGATCGGCAAGACGACGCTGGGCATCAATCGCATCGCGACGGCGGCTGAGGCGGGCTGGCCGTGCGCCTGGCTGGCGCCCACGTACAAGTATCTCGATGAGGTCTGGCGCTCGGTGCGCGACGTGCTCGAGCCGGTCACGATCGCGCGCAGCGAGCAGCAGCATCGCCTGGCTGTGCATGGTGGCGGCTCCGTCGAATGCTGGTCGCTGGACGATCCCGACGCCGCGCGTGGGCGAAAGTACCGCCGCGTGGTCATTGACGAGGCCGCGCTGGTGCGCAACCTCGAGGTGGTCTGGCAGGCGAGCATCCGGCCCACGCTGAGCGTGCTCGAGGGCGACGCGTGGTTCCTCTCGACGCCAAAGGGGATCGACTTCTTCCACACCCTGTTCCAGTACGGTCTGGATCCGCTCCAGCCCGACTGGGCCGCGTGGCAGATGCCCTCGAGCGCGAATCCGTTCATTTCGCCCGCCGAGATCGAGGCCGCGCGCAGAGAGCTGCCCGAGCGCACGTTCGCCCAGGAGTACGAGGCGCAGTTCCTCATCCTCGAGGGGGCCGGCGTGTTCCGCGGTGTGCACGCCGTGGCACGCCTGCAGCCGCGCCGGCCCGAGTCGCACCACACGTACGTCTTCGGCGTGGACTGGGGCCGCACCAATGACTTCACGGTCATCAGCGTGATCGACGCCAGCACCCAGGAGCAGGTGCTGCTCGACCGCTTCTCCAACATCGAGTACGAGTTCCAGACCGAGCGCCTCCACCGCATCGCCGCGGCCTACAAGCCGCGCACCATCGTCGCCGAGAGCAACGCCATGGGCACGCCGATCATCGAACGATTGCAGCGTGGCTACGTGCTGCTCGACGGGACCAAACGGCCAGCCTTGCCGATCTGGTCGTTCACCACCACCAACGCCACGAAGGCGGCGGCCATCATCGACCTGAGCGTGGCGATCGAAGATGGCGCCTTGACCTTGCTCGACGATGCGACACAAACGGCTGAGCTCCTGGCGTACGAGAGCACGGTGCTGCCGTCCGGGATGCTGCGCTACGCGGCGCCGCAGGGTGGGCATGACGACACGGTCTCCGCGCTGGCGATGGCCTACCAGGGCGCGAAGACCACGGCCGACGTGAGTCGCTCGCGGTACGCGTTCGGCCGATGAGTGACTCGCCGCTCGTGCGTCTGCCGCGCTGGATCGCCGCACTGAGCGAGCCCAGGCCGCAGCAACGACCAGGCCACACGCTCAGCGTCGAACGCTGGAACATTCCGTCCGAGCTGCGACTGCATGACGCCTGGGCGGTGTGGAAGTACAGCGCCGACGCCAACGGGCGCATCAGCAAGCCGCCCTACCAGCCCGACGGCACCAAAGCCGAAGCATCCGAACCCGAGACGTGGTCCACCTTCGACGCCGCGTACGACGCCTATCGCCACGGTGGCTGGGATGGCGTGAGCTTCGCGCTCAGCCCGCGCTGGGGCCTGGTCGGCATCGACCTGGACCACGTGAGCGAACACCGACACGAGGCCAACCTGATCGTGCGCACCCTGAACAGCTACACCGAGCAGTCGCCAGGAGGTGACGGGCTGCGCATCTTCGTCAAGGGCTCGCTGCCGTATGGGCGCCGGCGCAGGGACTGGGTCGAGGCGTATGTCACGCGCCGCTTTCTCACGGTCACCGGCCAGAAGCTCGAGGGCTCGCCGAACACGATCAACGCGAACGCGCCCGGTCTCGAGCGGGTGTTCTGGCAGTGGCTGGGCGCCGACGCCGAGTCGATCAAGCGCAGCATGCGTACGTAAGTTTCACGGCCACCGAAGTGCTAGCGTGCCCCGTGAAACTTGGTGTTTCACGGAGCGTTACACTGCCGGCGATCGTGCTGACGCATGGCTGAAGCAGACTCCGTCGATCGCGAGTCGAAGTCCCTCAAGCCGCCCGATGCGCACTACGTGCAGGCCCTGCGCACCGAGCTGGGCGACCTGTACAAGGACCAGGACGACGATATCGACCACATGCGCCGCCAGCGCGAGATGCGCGAGCCGGCGCTGGCCGAGGCCGACAAGGACTACGTGCTGGTCCACGTCGATCCGCGCGACCCGGACATCACCGAGGAAGCGTTCCAGCAGTCCGCGATCCTGACGCTCGAGCGGCCGAAGATCAGCATCAAGGGCGGCGAAGGCGACACCGCGCAGACACTCGCCACCGACCGCGAGCACTGGACCGAAGAGGTGCTGTGGCGATGCGGCACCCGCGAGCCCGGCTCAGACACCATGACCCAGGTCACCGACGCGTGTCTGAACGATGGCGGCGGCTGGGCCAAACTGCTGTGGCAGCGCGATCTGTGGGACGCGCGGTACGCGATCAAGCCGCCCAAGGCCGACGATTCGTACGACACGTACCGCACCTTCGACAAGGCCACAGAGGATGCCAAGAAGTCCGCGGGGCCGCCGTTCGCGTGGGTCTACGTCGACCCGCGCACGATCTACCCGCAGTGGGCCGGCGGTCGCTTGTGCGAGGTGCTCGAGGTCACGCAGAAGCCGCAGCGCTCGACGTTCCGCCGCTACCGATTGGCCCGCGACAAGCAGGGCAACATCGTGCCCGAGGATCTCGGCCAGGGCTACAACGAGATCGACGCCAATCGGTCAGCCATCGCGACCGTCGACTTTCTGGAGCACTGGGACGACCAGTGGGTGACGTACTGCGTCGCTGGGGCGAACTACAACGGCCAGATCAGCGGCACGATCGTCAAGCAGTTCCGCCACGGCTACAGCTTCGGGGTCCCGTATGACTACGCGCCGGGCTTGTCGATGTCGCACTGGCGGAACCGCAAGGTCGGCTGGGGCATCGGCCGCACCAAGCTCGAGCTCGTGCGCTACCGCCAGTTCTTGCGTGCCATGCATGCGCAGTACGTCGCGCGGGACCTGCTGAGCCCGCTGGTCACGTACGGCGACACGCCCGCATCGTCCGTCATCGGCAATGACGGCCTGCCGCGCGAGCAGGACGTGACGGTCAAGCCGGGCGAGATCCTGAACCTGCCCGCGGGTCGGCAGCTCCAGCGCATTCAGTACATGGGCCCCGAGACGCTGGAAAAGCACATGAGCCTGGTCGACCAGGCCATTCGCGACCTCGAGTCGCCACGCGTCACCACGCTCAGCGGCATGGAGGGCGCCGGCTTCGCCATCAGCCAGGTCCTGTCGTACACCCGCACCCGTGTCGGCCCGGTGCGCCACGGGCTCGAGCGCTTGCTGCTCGGCCAGACCGAGAAGCTGTGGTCGCTGGTCCGTTCGCAGCACGTCAACGAGAAGGTGTGGGTCTTCTATTCGGGCGACGATAACAACGCCTCGGGCTACCTGGGGCTCGGTCCCGCGGATCTCGAAAAGCCGATGCAGGTCAAGTGGGAAGTCCAGGCCCAACTGCCAACCGACGAGATGATCGCGGCGCGCTACGCCCACGAACGGCTGGCGGCTGGGACGTGGGGCAAGGACGAGGCGGTCGAATACCTCGGCGACAATCCCGACGAGATTCGCCGATCCATCGCGCGGGACAGAATCCGGGCTAGCCCGGCGTATCAGAAATGGCTCGACTCGCAGGTGTTCATGCTGGCCGGTCGCGGCGACCTGTTGCAGAAGGCCCAGGATGCCGAGCAGTTGGCGATGCAGGGCCAGTTGCCCGGCCAGCCAGGGTTGCCAGGACCGGGTGGCGGCATGCAGCCCCAGCCGGGTGTGTTCGAGGGCGGTGGACCCGGCGCCGGCGCAGTGCCGGACCTGGGCGCGCTCGCCGCGGCGCCGAACGGCGCCGGTGTCGCACCACCGCCCTACGCGCAGGTTGTCCAGGGGGCGCAACAGCCAGGATGAGTGAGCATGGATCAGGACCAGGTTGAGGCGCTGGCGCCAGGCAAGGTCGAGACCGTTCAGACGATCGAGCCCAGCTCGCTCGGCCAGTACGCGGCGGTGTTGTGGGTGCCCGACCCGGAGCAACGACGCGGCTGGCGTGAGTACTACGTGCGGCGCGGGCTGGAGCATCACAAGCCCGGCGAGCGCGGGTGGGGCTTCTGATGGCCTACGCGCGCAAGACCAATCAGGGCGAGCTGGTGCAGCTACGCGACGAGATCACGCATGAGGTCAACACGGACGCCGAGCACCTCGCGACCTCGGTCTTCGGCGACCTGGGCGACCACCCGGACATGCAGCGCATGGACAACGAGCAGATCGATGGGCTCTATCGCGCGGCGTACGAGCGACAGGACCGCCAGTTCCTGCAAGCCGAAGCGCGTCGCGACCCGGCCCAATTCATGAAAGTCGCTCAGCGGCTCGGGGTGTCCCTACCGCCACCGCCGCCGCCCTCACTGCCGGTACCACCACCGCCGGCGCCGGCCGTCGCAACACCGCTTCCTGCGCTACCACCACCACCTCCAGTGGTAGCTCCAGTAGCCGCGGTGTCGCCGGCGCCGGTGGCCGTTGCGGCCCCACCACTCGTGCCGTCCGTTGCGGCACCGCTCGAGCCGGACCAGCCCGTTCCTGGCGTGGCGTAAGCGCGCGTGCCCGGCTTCCTGCTCGCCGATGACGCGGTCAGCGCCCGCAAGCAGCAATTCGACTCGTGGGTCGATGAGCAGCGACGGAACGCGGAGCAGGCGGCGCAGCAGGTCCAGCAAGCGACACAGGCCGCGGCCCAGCAGCAGGCGTCCGAGGCCGCGGCGCGCGCGGAGCAATTCCAGAGCTGGGTGAGTCAGCAGCAGGCGCTCCAACCGCCGCCGGTCGAGCCAGCCCCTGCACCACCTGCTGCGCCGCCGGCGCCCGCTGTCGCGCCGCCTCCGCAGCCAGCGGCACCCCTGACGCCGGAGGCCCAGGACCGCGCGCGCCAATTCCAGGACTGGGTCACGCAGCAGACCCAGCAAGCCACCCAACCAGGGCCACCCGCGGAGCAAACCCCTGCCGCCGCGCCGACCGCTGCCCCGTCGACCGCGGTCATGCCTGGGCAGGTCACTGCGGGCGCGCCCGAAGTGAGCCAGTTCGGCGACTCGCAACTCACCGCGGACGAGGCGTACGCGGCCTGTGGACCCGCCGCAGCCGTCAGATTCGCGCAGCGGTTTGGACGGAATCCGACGCTGCGCGAGGCGGTCGATCTGGCCAAGACCGTGGGTTGGTCGACCAGCCAGGGCATGGCGGGTCTGAGCTCTGAGAAGCAGCTCATGGACAAGATGGGCGTCCCCACGAAGTTGGTCAACGGCGCCGACTGGGGCACGTTCGCCAACGAGGCCAGGACTGGTAACCCGGTCACGATCAGCACGTCCGGCCACTACTTCACCGCGGACAACTGGAACCCGCAGACCAATCAGTTCCACGTTGGCCGCTCGGGCCTCGACCTGAAGGGCGGTAAGGAGTGGATGACGCCCGAGGAGATGACCGCCCTGATGGGCGAGGTGCAGGGTGGCCTCCTCGCCGACAATCCGACCGTACCGAGCTCGACCATCGGCGCCCTTCCGCCGTCACGTTTCAACCCGACGGGCCAGACGACCGCGGGGATGAGCGGGGGCGGTCCGCGCGCGGGCCAGATGGGCGACCAGGGCGCGCAGATCCTGGGTGGCGCCGCGGACGCCGCGTCGTGGCTCGGCAGCGATGCCCAGAAAGCGCTTCAGTCGATCCTGGTGACCGAGGGCGGGCTGGCCGGCGCGCGTGGTGATTCGGGTCGAAGCGCGGGCCCGCTGCAGTTTTTCGAGGGTGGCCAGCTCGGCAACTTCGCGCGAGCGTTCCAGATGACGCTCGAGGACGCCAAGACGTACGTCGAGCAGCACCCGCTCGAGGCGATCCGCTGGGCGATTGGGGTGCCGAGCAATCCTGGCTACCTGGGCGCGGCCCTCCTGCAGGGGCTGCAGCGCAACCTGAGTGGGCCCGCCCTCGCCACGTACGCCCAGGAGCACGGCCAGGTGTCGGACAGTCCCGAGCGCGCCGGCGACAACTACCGCAACCTGTTCGGCCAGGGCCAGGAGATCATCCGCGCTGGGACCGGCGCGGTGGAGGGTGCGCTCGATGCTGGCCGTCAGGTGGCGACCCGCGCCGGCGACCTGGTAACTCAGGGCCAGCAGCTCGTCGAGCAGGGTGCGCAGGGCGCTCGGGACGCGTGGTCGCAATTCGACCAGATGCAGGCGCAGACGCGCGCGAACTCCGACCGCTGGTTGGCCGACCAGCGCGCGCGCATGGACGCGCAGGCCGCGGACCGGCAGCAGTCGGGGCTCGAGTTCACGCGCACTCTCGACGAGCAGATGCGGCAGTTCCGCGAGAACGCCGAGCCGATCAACCGGCCGCCGCTCGCGGGTTTTACGGCGCCGGGCGGGCCGCTCGAGCAGGCCGGCACGGCATTCAGCCAGATGATGACCCAGCAGCCGCCGGACTATCGGTCCGAGTTCGAAGCGCAAGCCCCGCCTGAGGTGCGCCAACAGCAACTCGAGCAAAGCACGGACATCACTCGCGCCGGACGTGCGCGCGGCGCTACTGATGGGCCGCGCGGACGAGAAGGTGGGCACCGACAACGCCGAGCGGATCATCCAGAAGGCCAAAGACATGGGCTGGGAACCGGATGAACGGCAAGAACGACTGGCGTCGGGTGTGTTGAGCACCCTCACGCCACTGAACATCCTGAGCCTGTTCGTGACCGGCCCCGAGCAGTTGACGATGCGTGCGCTGGCTGAAGGGGCGACGTTCCTGGGCCTGTCCGCGGGCGGTGGAGTAGCGGCCAGTGAGTTGTTCCCTGATCAGCCACTGGCGCCGCTGGTCGGAGCGCTCGGGACGCCGATCCTGGGGCCGGCGGCGTTCCGTGGCCTGCGGGCGGGTGTGCGGACACCTCTCGTGGAGGACGCGCTCCGCGCACGACAGCCGGCCCAGGCCGAGGTCAACGCAGCACTGGGCGGCCGCCAGGGTGGCCAGGTCGATCCGCAGTTCGCCATGCGACTCGGTGGCGCCGCGATCGGTGGCTACGCCGGCTACCAGAGCACACCCGAAGACGCCGGGCCGGTCGAACGCGCCGGCCGCACGCTGGGTGGTATCGGGCTGGGTCTCGCGGCACCCGGTCTGGCGCAGGCGGCGATCAGACGGCCGCAACTCGACCAGGCCATGCTCGAAAGCCTGCGACGGGGTGGCGTGACTGCGGGTCCGCCCGCGCCGTCAGGGCGCAGCGTAGGCCTCAACGTCGGCACGGTCATGGACATGACCAAGCAGGGCATCTTGCTTGATCCGGTGGGGCGGGCGATGGACATGGTCAGCAACACGATCGAACTGCTGCGCCAGCCCGCGGCGCTGACGCTGGCCGGTCGCGGCCCCGAAGCCGCGGCGGGCATGGCCGCGTTGACGCACGCGATCCCGGAGGCACTGCAGAATGCGAAACTCGGGCTACAGGGCATGCAGGTGCCAACGCTGGGCCAGGGTGCGCAGTGGACCGGCCGCAGTGGGGCGGTCTTCCGCGTGATGGGCGCGGCCGACATGTTCACGCGCACGCTCGGCGAGTACCAGGGCATGGCCGCCAAGGGGCTGCGGATGCTCGACGAAGCGGGGTTGAAGCCGGGCACGCCACAAGCAGACCAGTACCTGGCCCAGCACGCCGATGAGCTCTACCGCGAAGGCGCGCGCAGCGGCGCGACGAGCGTGTTCGGCCAGGCCAAGCAAGCGGGTCAGCAGTCGTCGCGGCTCGACCAGATGATGGCCGCCTTCAGCAGCTTCAAGGACCACTTGCTGAGCAGTCCGAGCTTGCGCGACAAGGCTATTGGGACGCTACTCGACTTCGAGGTGCCGTTTTCGGGCACGCCGTCGCGCGTGTGGCAGATGGCGCTCCAGCGCGTGCCGGGCATCACCCAGGCCGCGGGCGTAGGTAGGATCGCCAAAGCGCTCGAGAAGGGCGACACGTTTGCAGCCCAGAAAGCCTTTGGCGAGATGGCGCTCGAGAGCATGATCCAGGCGCAGATCGCGCAGGGCATTCGCGAAGGCTTCATCACCGGGCCCGATGATCCTGAGCATCCGAGCTCGGTGCAGATCGCAGGCCAGTGGATTCCGATCAGGACCTTCGGCGTCTATGGCGTCCCAATGGGTGTGATGGCTGCGTTCGCCGAGAGTTGGGAGAAGACGGGCCGGCAACCTGACCCCGAAACCACGGACCGCTTTGCTGCGGCCCTGAATGCCAGCATGAAACCAATCTCCGAGGGAGTGCCTGGCTTCAGTCTGGTGAAGACGCTCGCCAGTGTAGGTACTGGGACTGGATTTACCCGTGCGGTGACTGACATCGGGTCGGATGTGCTGGATCGGTTCAACCCGTCGATCCTGGCGCGGGCTGAGAATATGGTCGACCCGTATGTGCGGGACATTGCGCGTCGTGGACCAGAACAACTGTGGGAACCCACATTCGCGCGGAATCCTTTCCTCGCGCAACTCTTGCCGCCCAAACTGGACCCGACGACGGGCGAGCCAAGGGAACGCGGGATCTCGATCCTGGGTGGCGCGACCAAGCCCAGCAGTGAGTTGACGGCGGAGCTCGCGCGCCTGAAGCGCAAGGGGTACGAGATCAGTCCACCGGACGACAAGCCGAGCTCGGTCACGATCAACGGTGTGCCCGTGCCCGTGAAGGATGGTTCGCCGGAGCAACGGGCGATGGTCAAGGCGCGCGGTCAGCTCCTGGCCGAGATCGGGCAGCAGATGAAGCAGCCGAGCTATGCGAGCATGACCGATGACCAGAAGGCACAGATGTGGTCGAGCCTGATTAACCGCAGCGCCAACGTGCAGGCCGGCGCATGGCTGCAAAGCGTGGACCCCGTCACGGCAGGGCGTATTCTGAGCCGCGGGCGGCCGATTGCAGGCCGCTTGCAGGACATGGACGAGACCGAGCGCATCAATCAGCAGGTGGCGCTGACCAACCAGATGCGGCGTCAGCAACAAGTGGCGATGGTGGGAGCCTGACATGGCAGACATCAACGATCTCCCAGCACTCTTCGGGCATCCCGACTGGAAAGTCTCGCAGGGCAGTCTGCAGCCACTCCTGAATGAGTTCAACCAGCCCGTTCCCGGCCAGTACACCGCCATCCTGATCGACCCCGAGGGCCATAACCGCAGCGTCGTCGTCAAAGCACGGCAAGGGCAGGGGCCGCTCGAAGATCCGAACGCGGTGATTGCCTACGAGCCGGTCAAGGGGCCGGCTGACGTCCCTGACACGCGGACGCCCCAGGAGCAGAACGAGAACATCGCTCGCGCGACCGCCGATCGCGTAACCGCCGAGGCACGCGCGGCGGAAGCAGCCATTGCGCTCAAGAAGGCCAACGAGGACGCCCGCGAAGCGGCCTACAACCAGTCTCAGGGCAACGGCTACCTGACCCACGAGCAACTGCAGAAGCAGCGTGCGGACGCCGCGCAGCAGGGTCTCACGGCCGACCAGATCGCGGTCCAGCGCCAGGCGATGGAGAACAACAACCTCAATACCATCGTCTCGAATCAGATCGCGAGCCAGAACGCGGCGACGGCGGCGGCGAATGCGGCGTCGCAGTCACGCGCCACCGAGGCGCAGATCAAGCATGTCGAAACGGGCGAGGGTCTGGATCAAGCGAAGTTCGAGTGGACCAAGGCCCAGGACGAGATCCAGCAGCAGAACAACACGCGTGACGCGCAGCTCAAGGAGCTGACGCAGCAGCAGCAGAACCAGGTCCAGGTTCAGCAGAACGCGATTCGCGCCCAGGAGCTCGAGCAGCGCAAGGTCGAGGCCGGGCAGACCGCCGAGACGCAGGCGCAGACCGCCGCGACGACCGCCGCGGCGAACGTCTTCGGCACCGAGCGCCAGGCCCAGACCGCGGCCGGCACGCTCGGTGGCAATCTGCTCTCGAGCCGGGCGACGGCGGCGAACTCGCTGCTGAACAACATCCTGAGCGGTGCGGGCGGCTTGTCGCAGGGCTCGGCCGGACGGTACGGCACGCTCGGCGGTGGGTTGCAGGCGAGCAGCAACATTGCCGGCCTGGGTCAAGCGCTCGCCTCGGGCGTACAGAACACGATTACGCAGCAATTCGGCGGCCAGCCCACACTCGACGCCGCTGCGCGCATGGTGCGCGGTGCTGCACCAGGTGCTGAGCTGTCGCCCATGGGCCAGGTAGCGATCGGCGTGCTGCACCAGGTGTTCGACCGCATGGGCCAGCAGACCGGGGCACCGGCACCGCCCGTGGCCGCGCAGGCGGCAGCCCAGCAAGCGCAACAGAGCGGCGGTATGCCCGCGCCAGTCACGATCGCGCCGCTCGACCAGTCGCGCGTTGTGTCAAATGCAGCGCCGGTCCAGAACTTCAATACGCTCGGGCCGGTCGCGGGCACGCCCGGCACGGGTGGCCAGACGTTCGCCGCGCCGATGTCGATCGCCGTGCCGCCGCCGTTAGCGGTCAACAATCTGGGCAACCTCGATCCGCGGCTACGGGGGTCAATTTACTGATGGGCGTGCGCATCAACGGCGTCTGGCACGTAGAGCTCGCTGACCCTGGTACGGGCGGTACGGACGCGGGCGCCGGCCGCAACTTCTCGAGCGGTAGCGACTACGCCGCGGCGGCTGGGCCGGCGTCCCAGCAGGGTGGGCAAAACCTGAATTGGGC